GGTTATAATATGCATGGACCTATATCTCATACTCTTAGAGAAAATGTTTACTCCTTAACGGACAAAAATTTCTTTGGAGGTGATTATAGCGGGTATGATACGGCTATGCCTACTGAAATTGGCTACAGCTGTAACAAGATTGTTTATGATTTCCTAAAAAATAAAGGATATAATGATAGAGCTCTTTTGTTAGCAAAGGGCGTTTTGAACGACAATTTGTTTCCAATACTTGCTGTAGATGGATCTCTGGTTCAAATTCCTGGATTTCAACCATCCGGAAAGTACGCAACGGCAGAAGATAATTCTCTTCGGGGATTATTGCTTCTTTTTAATGCGTATTGCATGATTTGTACACCATTGGGAGAGGGTCATAAATTCAATACTACTATGAATTTTGATCCTGAATCATATTTTCATCTTACCTACATTAAAATATATGGTGATGACGTATATGGTGGAGTTCACGATGGTGTATCCGAACATTTTAATTGCAAAGTATATTCCAAATTTTGTAAAGAAATTTATGGAATGGACTTTACTACTCCAGATAAAAGTGGGACTCATGACAGTCTTTTCCTTGATGAAGAGGATTGTAGTTTTCTAAAACGTAAATTTCGTTGGCATGCACCATTGAAGAGATATGTAGCAGCACTTGAAAAAGAAAGCTTAGTTAAAGCACTAATGTTTAATCTCAAAAGTACCTCTGTATCCTTAGACGTTCAAACTGTTGAAACTATGATTAGTGTTGCTAGAGAAATGTTTTTCCACATAGACACAGAGCAAGAATATGACATTATTAGAAATAAATTTGTCGAAGTTGCTATGAAGTTTAATTTTGGTAGACAAATTCTTGATGAAAGTTTTCCCACGTTTCATAAGTTGTTAAACGACTTGAGTGCTAGCGGACAATCATTTGAATCTGATGACTTTTCTTTAGATTCTAATTCTTCTCTCGACACAGTTGAGTGGTTTATATCTTTGTTTTATTTTACACCTGAAAGGAATTATAGTTTTATCAATTATTTTGAATCTTTCTGCAAGTTAGATTGTGAAATGTATCTTTCAGAAGATTCTGATTCTAGGTGCATATACTTTAAGGATATGTATAGTGATGACGATGCTCATTTTATTCTTAAGAATGACGAATACATTCCCGCTTTTGATTTTGTGTGGAATGTATGTGACAATTATGATGGAGAAACTGACTTATTGTCAGTCAAGACAATATTTTTCAACAATTATGTCAATTCCTCAGGAGATGATTTCAAAAGCGATACTGATATTGTTTTCGGACAAAGTCGCGAAATTATAGAATTTTGCGAAAAGGTTAAAGTTTATAGACCTCCTCCGTATCTTCAAAGATTTTATATTTCTGAAGATTATGTACATCATGAGACGATCTGTAGATTTAT